TTGCATAGGCTGCTGCTGCAAACCAGGCGGCCTGATACCAGGATGATTACCAGCAAACTCTCCACCATGTACTACGGCGGACAACCTTGAAGGTATCTGTGGAGAGAGTTGTGGCTGAAACACTATTTTCCACCATGCTTGTCCGTCACGTCATCCCTCAAGTCCCTCATGTTCATGCGGGACTTATCAGGGTTTTTCTTGATCTCCTGCTGCATCTTTCTCAAGGTCAAGTCTTTGCCCAGCTTCTCTCGCTTCTCACGCGGGTCCGTCTCCGGCTGCCTGTGCTTGACATTCACAGCACCAGAACATTCCCAACCCCTCTTTTCACAGAGCTGCTGGATCTGACCCCTGCCTCCGCTTGGAGATATAAACGCCTCTGGGTCCCCTGGATACTTTGCAAGGCCACCGATATACACGTCGTTGTAATTCGGCGTGTAGCCTTTTGCACGGGCATTCTCCACCAGCTTGTCCAATGCCCGCTCATCCCCCTCGAACTGCTTGGCAAGGGTCCCCTGACCCTCGAAGAATTCCCTGTCCGTCATGGACCGGGGACCCTCACGAAACGCCATCATCTCAGCCATCCGATGGCTGTTGCCATTATCCCGCAGCCACTCGTAATCCGACTGGATTCCTTCGTTGCTGCTAACTGTCGGGTATTCCATGCCTATCCCTATGCAAATGGTGTTGCCGGTGTCGCCGCAGCCTGAAGCGTTCCGTTCACAACAAGCATGTTCGCAGCAGCAATCTCCACGCGGAAGTATCCACCGGCCATTTTTCCGGTCGTGGCGTCACTTCCACCACAGACGATCTTGTAATCATTAGACTGGTCCGGGAAAAACGCTCTCCCCGTAGCAGCGTTTGTGACTTCCAGGTTCAGGTGGCCATAATACAAATCCGCAGCCCGGCTGGCATCAATGCTCAGGACATTAGAGCCTGATACCGTGGTCTTGATAACAAAGTCGCAGTACCAGCCCACGTTATCTGCGTTGGCTTCAGGCAGCGTTACAACGATGCCAGCCGCGCGGTCGAGCACGACGAGAGAACCGCTCTGGGCGGCAGTCAGCGTCTTGGTGGCGTCTGTGACTGAGATGATGGGTCGATGGGGGACCTTGCTTCCATCAAGAAGATCACGCACCTCGTCGTTTGTCGTGTTGTCAGCGAGCGCAACCTGCAACTGGTTGAGCGACTTTGAACTGAGAGTAGTGGTCATGGGGACCTCCGTGCGTACCTGACAGTTATCTGTTGACTATACCCTTTCGCCCACCTATGGCGAAAGATCACTATTTTTCGTCCTTGTCTTTCTTATCCTTGCCATTCGACTTGGCCGCCTCCTTCTTGAGGCGGGAGCGTTCTCTCTGCTCTGCCTGCTTTATCAGTAGCTTCTGGGCGGCCTCACGCTTCCGGATACGCTGCTCCGTCTGGTGGACGTCAGCCTTCTGCCCCAGGTCCTGCTGGTGCTCTGTCTGGCTGAACATGATCTCCTGTAGCTGCTTCGCCCGGTCAGCCATAAAGCTCTGCTGCTCCTGCTGGGCATCTCGCACAGCCTTGGCCTGATCCATTTGCTGCCCCATCGCGGCTGCCTGCATGGCCTGCTGTGTCTTTGCAGCATCCAGTTGCATAGCCTGCTGTCCCTGTGCAGCACCAAGCTGCATGTCAGACTGGGCTTTCATCATCTCAAGCTGCATCATCTGCTGCTTGAGCTGCGCTTCCATGGCAGCCATTTGCTGCTGCTGCTGCATCTTCATCATTTCGGCCTGGGTCTTGACCTGCATGCCCTGCATCTTCATGGCCTCAGTTCGCACCTTCTGCTGCGACTCCTGAGCCTCCATCTGCATCTTCTGCATTTCCATCTGCTGCTGCTGCTGCTGGGCCTGCTGCTGGGCCTGCTGGGCCTGCTGGTTCTGCTGCTGCTGCTGTTGCTGGAATTCAGGCTGGAATTGCAGCGGCAGACGCTTGTCAAGCTGCAACTTGGTGACATCCATGTCGATGGCTTGACCCCACATCTGGATCAGGGCGTTGAGCGGGTTCGTGTCGGTAGTTGCATCGGCGTGCTTGGAAAGCTCTGGGAACAGTGCAGGCATCACGGTGTTGATGTTGACCGTATCCCGTGCCCGGTTGGGCTTTCGGGCACTTCCCGCCTCCACCGTGGCGTCGATCTGTCTCACCACCAGCTCCGGGTCCTGCTTAGACACGAGCTGATCCCACAGCATGGAACCAGCCTTTCCAATCAAAGGCTCGACGTCCTGACCCTTGATGAAGAACCGACAGCACATCTTCTCCATCTGTGCCACCTCGGCCTGCCACTTCTCCACCTTGGAGGCCATGTGGTCTGGCCGGATGTTCATCTGCTCCCGCTTTGTCGCAATGTCCTCAGCACTACGGGATTGCGTTGCCGTAATCCCTGACATCAGCTCCGTCAGTCCCGTTCGCCTCTCAAAGAGATTCATGACGTGGTCGAGGATTCTCCACACGTCATAGTTGGTCTGAGGCTGCTGAAGGAACTGAACAACCTGACGGATGTCGCTATGCACCTCGTTGAGAGGGATGATCGCCTGGTCGTCTCCACTCTTGATTACCCGCTCGACTTCCTTCTCCGCCGACTTCAAGACGGCGATGAAGTCACGACTGCTGCTCCAAATCCTGTTTGCCAGGTGGGATATGATCACATTCATGAACACCAGTTCACCCAGTCCGGGGGCGATTGGTGCAATTGGCCACGCACTTCCGGGGCGCGAGTAGAAGTCCAGAATGGCTACCGGCCAGCGAGCATCACGCCAGAACGGAGTTGGCCAAGCAAACATCTCAGCGACTTCTTCGTCCTTGGCACTCTTGATCGTGGGTCCTGGTTCTTCGAGGACGCTTGAGTCCATGGGGGCGTTGAGCGGAAACGGAACGTCCGGGCTGACCACGATGTAAGCGTAATCTCCCACGACCTTGTCAAACGCATCCTTCAGCGGGGTCGTGACATCGGTCATCCTCGCCCCAACGCCGCCCTTGCTCCACACCTTGTAATACACGACAAGGTCAAACGTCTTGCCCTGCTTGCGGTGGACGCTGCCCATCTCGCTGCCGAGGGATTCTCCCTGCGACTCGGCACTCTCCATCGCACCCTTCAGCGTGCCCTTCTTGAGTCCAAAGTCTCTCTCCACCTGCCACACGGGATGGACGTGCTTGCGGGCTATCCACTTGGCATCCTGAAGGCTCTCGGCGTCAGGGTCGATAATCAGGTTTTCAACCTTGTCGTAGAACGATCCGGTCAAAACCTGGTCCGATCCGGGCATCTGGTAGGGTTCTACCCACAGGCATCCCCTGCCCTTGACCAAGGCCTCAGTAATCGCCATCTCGGCGTGATAGGCAAGTCCGCCGCCGGGTTGCTCACCCGGAGTGTAATTCAGGTACGACTCCACCAGGTTGGCACGAGCTTCATCCTTGATGGACGTAGCTTTCTGGTCCATCATCGCTTCGTTGTAGAGATTCTGAGCCTCCTGAACCTCCTCCACCTTTGGCGCAAGCTCCTGCATCTGCATCTGTAGCTGCTGAACCTGCTGCTGCATCTGCATCCCCTGCTGCTGCATCTGCTGGGCAGCCTGTGGGTTCTGCTGCATCTGCTGCTGCATCTGCTGCTGGAACTGCTGCATCTGCTGCTGGGCCTGTTGCATCTGCTGCTGCAACTGCTGCTGCTGCTGCTGCGTTTGCTCCATGTCATCCGGCCCAAACAGCTCCGGACGCAGGAGTATCTTCTTTCGCGGCCTGACGGTCCTCTGGGGGTTACGCCAGTAAAGGACAGGTCCGAACAGTGCCACCAGCTCGAACGCCTTGGACATGGTCATCCGGAAGCGTGGGCTGGTGTTCGTCTTCAGATACTTGTTCTTGTACTTCGGGTCCCACATGAACCCGCTGGACGCACTGAAGAACGCCATGCACTGGTCAGAGATATCCTGAAACCACTTCTTGTGCTGAATCCCCAGCTCGATCTTGCCGAGCCAGCCAGTCACAAGAGGTCTCAGGTAGTCTTCGATCCTGCCTTCTGGCGGCATTAGACACTAGCCTCAACTGTTTTATCCAACACGGCGCGAACTTTCGCTACCGTCCACCCAGACCCCATGTCGCTTGCAATCTCCGCATGCGTAAGACCCTTGTCGTAGAGCTTCCACACCCTCTCCTCAAGCCTCAACTGCTTGGCGAGGGCAAGGTCCTTCTCACGCTTTTCTTCCTCCAGCTTGGCCAACTTTGCAGCACGCTCATCCGCCTTTTTCAGAGCCGCTTTACGTCGCTTCTCCGCGTTCTCAATGGTGTCCCAGCCACCATAGTTGATAGCTAGCCCCGTTTTTTCCTTCAGGATACTGGAGTCCACATGGTGAACGTTACGATGAAGTGACGACATCCCACCCCCGCTGGGGAAACACGTCAAATACAGCACGCCTTTTCCGTTTGTCTTTACGACAACGGCTGCCTCTGGCTCCTGCTTGGTGTCAGCGTGGGAATAGTAAACGCAATTCGTGCCAACTTCCAAATCCATGCCATTTCTCCCTGTTGTCTAGCCCCTGCCGGGTCCCATGTGAACAAACTCGTCTGCTTCTTCTCCGCTTTCTTCTTCCTGCCACTTCTGGAACGCTTTCCAGGCCGGAGAAGGGTTTGCCTTGCCAGGTATAGGCCTAGCATACTCGATATTGTGTGCTGCTAGGTATCTCAAACAGTCCATAAGGTGGTTGTTTCGGTCCACCGGCTCCTCTTTTGCCTCGGACCCAACGACTCGCTTGTGATATCTGAAGAATTCCCGCTTCAGGTTGGGCATTCTGTTGACCACAACCTTCATCTTGATCGTTCCGTCCGGCCTGACAGCCATCCACTCCCTGACTAGACCGATGCCCGCCTGGATATTGTCGCTACCTGGAACAAAATTGCTCCCCGTCATCTCGCTTCTTACGTTGTAACGCCTAAATGCGTCAGCGTACTGCTGCTTGATCGTCCTGTTGAACCCCATGGGGGTCTGCCGACCGGCACGATTGTCGATGATGAACGTCTGAAAGGTTTTTCCACCCACTCTTTCAGCCACTTTCCTAGCCGTCTCTGCTGCATCACAACGCCGGAGGTAAAGCTCGTCGTAAAGCACGACGTGATCCCCCAAAGAGGGCGGGGGAACAGCAACAAACAGGACGGCACAGACGACGTGTCCGGGGTCAAGAGCTAGGTAACGACACCAGTCATCAGGAGGCACTCCATTGTTCTTCCTGATCGCCTCATCCACCTTGTCCTCAAGCTCTACAGTTTCCTTCGGAGTCCCGTGTATATCCTCTGAGAAACTCGGGTACACCAGCACCGTATCCGTGATGAATTCACCAAGATCCCTGGAGCGAACTTCCTCCGGACTTCGCTTGGACCACGCCTCAATACGTTTTCGCTTCTCATCCTTGTCAATGAAGGGGTTGTCGCTGTATCTCAGGGTGACTTCAAAGACGTCAGGATCTTTTCGTTTCTTCTGGTCTGCGGCACGCTCGCTCATCTCAATAAGAGCATCGTTTTTCGAGTGTGGCCACACCGACCAGATCATGCGCCCCTTGCGGTCTGACAGCCGGGCCTGGTACTCAGGAATATGACGGGGATATTCGATATCCTCGTCGATATGGATGAGGTCAACCGGATCACCCTGCTTCGGTTCACCGTGAGAACTGAAGGCGTGGATTTCAGTGCCGTTCACCAGGCGGCAAACAGTGAATACCCGCTCCCCCTTGTTCTCCCAAGCCCAGCCTTTTGGCTCGATCATCCGTGGAGGAATGAGTGGAGGAGCCTCCTTGGACTTTTCCTCGTGAGCAGCGTCATATTCGTCCCAGGGGCAAAACGGTCGCCACTCTTTGGTGACCTCGTCCCTGATGATCCGGAATGCTCCGGGCCGGAACAGCATTCTGTGGATGGTGCCACCGATATGACGCTGATC